ATCAATCAATCATAGGCCGAGTGTTACTCCCGCGTGAGCAGGTCCAGACAATCCTTGGTGAATTCAAGATGACTCCACTCAAGCAGCAATGCATGGAGGAGTTCGTGCGTCGCCTCATTCCAGAGCCGCACCTTGCGATTCCCTACGATTTCCAGGCCGTTGCTGAAAAGCAGATCAAACCCGGGCAAAAGCGCGATTTGCTTGAGTCCGGTTTGTTGGGTGTTGTTGGACGCATCGTTAAGACATTTATGAAAGCCGAAGCTTATGGTAAGCCCACGGATCCGCGCAACATTTCCACGTTCAATGCCAAGACAAAGGTTGAATATGCTCATTACATCTATCCTCTTATGGATCATATGAAGCAATTCGCCTTTTATGCCTTTGGCAGGACCCCACGTGAAGTTGCGGAACGTGTTGCTGGCATTTGCTTCGCATCGGACATTGTTGCCTGCCCAGATATCCATCGTATGGATGGGTTTGTCAACAATTTCTGCCGCCAACTTGAGAAAGCTGTTGGGTGCCGATTTTTTGCACCTAGCTATGTTAGCGGATTTGTCGAAGCGCATGACCTCTCGCATGGGAACGTGGGTGTCACAACCCATGGCCTCCGCTATGAGCAAGAAGACTCACGCGGATCAGGTGAAATGGGCACTTCTGTTTGGAACACCATCCTGAACCTTTTCATGGTGTTCTATGCTAAAGTGCTCTCCAACGGAAGAGACTATGATGGTGCTTGGAAGCACATTGTTGAACTTGTCATTGCAGGAGGCGACGACGGTTTAGTTGGAAATTTAGGCGATGAGATCCTAGTTCGCGCCGCACGCGATCTGGGGTTCATCCTTAAGTGTCCAATCTATTCCCGAGACTCCCTTGACATTGGTGTCAACTTTCTTGCTCGCATCTACGGTCCTCACGTTTGGTCTGGCGACCCCAACTCTATGTGCTCTTTGCGCAGACAGATGGAGAAGCTACACTTGACCGTTTTAGTGCCAATCTCGCCATCCCAGAAGCTGTTCGAAAAAGCTCTGTCGTTCTCTTACACCGACTCCCAGACACCATTGCTGGGGAAACTGTGTGCCGCTGTCATGCGTGCCCTTCCAGGTTACACCACCACCAACACCATCATCCGATGGGGTGATGATGCACCAAAGGAAGACCAGTATCCCAACAACACCGATGACTGGATGGATGAAGTCGCTGCAATGGAGCTCCCCCTCACCAACTCTCCTGACTTTACGGCCTGGTTAGATTCGATGCCATCGATCGACGAGTTGCTAGACTGCCCTGTCTTCTATGAAGAAGGGCGTGAGTTCACGTACGATGAGTACGATCCCACACCAGGTTTAGTGATTAAGCGAACTTTGGACGTCCTAGTGCCTAAGAAGAAGAAGATGCGCCCAGCAGGCGTTTCACCCCCTGACCGCAACGCCCTCTCTCTTGAGGATGTTGATTTGTCTAAGGTGAAGTTCATGAGGGATCTGGACGAAGATGTGAAGAAGGAATAATCAGCTGACTGGGGCTCGTCGGGGGAGTTTGTGGAAACTCCCCCGTTCGTTTCAATGAAACTTTGACGCATACCCCTGATAATCGAACTAATCTAAG